GAGTTCCTTTGGTTTTAGTGCTTAAGGAATCCCGTCTTTTAGGGCGGGGAGGGTGTCAATGGCTTTTGAACGTGAATGAAGTGGTTTGCCTTTTAGTTTCTATGCCATTGTCGTCATCATTCTTACTGCTATTTCCGCTGCCAATGTAATCTTGTGAATCTTTCCATTCAGCACTCGCTTCTTCACCACTATTATTGAAGCTGTTCATTTCTTCTGGCGGATAGAATTCAGGATGTTCTTTCTTTTCCGTCTTCAGCCTGTCGTAGAACTCTTTAACTTCATTATCCGTGTAGTTCATGACATTTTTCATAATGTCGGAATGCGTGAAGTATTTGCCAATGTAAGGGTCGGCTACTTGGATAAGCTCCAGTTGAGTTCTAAGTTTCTCTTGTTTTTTGATTTCAACAAAGGAATTGTCTTCGGTGTATTCCCAGAACAAATCATTCTGAATGATTCTTTCCCAGTCTTCATTGGTGATGACATTCTTCAGGATAAGTTCAGTTTTAAGCAGTTTTTCAACAACAGGAATGAACTGGCTTCTAAGCGTATCAATGAAACGGCGGAAACGGTATTCATCTCTTTGCATTTCAGAAACTCTGCCCAATAGCAATGTTGAGTTCTGCATTTCAGCGTCTAAACGCCCAATAGGAACGTTCAAAGCCCTGTAGAACTTATCCCTTAAGTATTCAATGTCTTTGGTAACGCCTAAGTTCTCTGCGCCCGGCGCTGTTTGAATTTCAGTGCCTTTCTGACCATCCCTTCTAGCAAGGTAATAATCCTCAACCATAGAATGAATGGCTTTATGGTTAATAAAGCCTTTTGAAGAAGAATCAAAGACAGTTTTGTTGTTAAACGTGTTCTTGACGTAATTCAAATGCTGTTGCGCTGCGGCATTGCCCATGCCACCAACATCAATGTAAATGTAGCGGCGTTCTGGCGCTCTAACAATTCTGTAGATAATCATGGCTTCTTCCATCATCTTCATGTTGTTGTATGGAATAAGCACTTTATGCAGGTTAGAAAGAATAACGTTTGCTTCTTGGTCAATAAGCCCAGAATCACTGTAAGCTATTGAATTATCTTCAAATTTTATATAAGTCTGCTGTTCTTGGTAATTGAAGGCATTGTAATTAAAGGAATTTTCGTTCCAGAACTTGTTAATCGTAGCAGAATCGTTCACATAGCTTTCTGGCAAGTAAACGTAGTAAATCTTTGAACGTTCTTTATCTTGCAAGCCAGTTTCTCTGTTGATAACAACTTCTTTAATTCGTTTGATGTATCTGGGGTCGATAAGCTGGATATGCTTAATGGTCTTTTCGGATTTATCAACCGCAATGTGATAAATCAAACGCCCATCAACATACCATTGTCGGAAGATGGCTTGCCCGTTCTTATCAAAGTCCAGAAGATAGTGATAAATGTATTCAAAAGTTTCTTCAATTTTCTTTTGTGTTTTAAGTGAAAGCTGGGTTTCAGGCTTGAACATAGGCTTGAATGCCATATCCCTACCATCTGTAGAAAAGCATTCATTTACAATTTCCCTTATTGCTTCATCCACATCAGAAGTCTTAGCCAAATCCCTATAAGCATTGATAAGCTGCATTTCTTCTTTAGGGACAGAATAGCGCTCAATCATGGAAATGGCGTAAGCTGATAGTTGAGAAGGCTGGTCTTCTCTTATTGCATAAACAGATGAGCCATCTCTGGGGTCTTTAACGGTATAAACAGCAGGATTATTCTTAAATTCCCGCTCCTCTTGTTGTTTCAGATGCTTTAAAGAAAGCGTTTGCAAGTTTTGGAGAGCCATATTATTCAATAAATCAATTAGTTATAACTCATTATATTTCAGGAAAATATCCGCCAAATGATAATGAGCTTTCAGTTGTAAGTATGGCTAATGAAACCCCTAAAGACGCAGTGATGGCAAACCCGGATAATCACATCCCGCCAGCTAATCTTCTTCCTAATATTGACCCCAGAAAAGGCACTAATCTAAACGGTATTGTCTTGCCAGACGATGCTGCTTACGGTTCAATTTCTAATGTTCTAAGGGGCATTCAAAGAAATGAACAGCTTGATGAAATTCGTAGAGGCGAATCTACTATTGACGGCGGGGTTTGGCGGGATACAACAACTGGCAGCGTAATTCCTCGCTATGTTCCGCCATCACAAAACAATACCGTTATTACGGATAGAGAAGCTGAACGGGATGGCGTTACTACTAACGAACAAAGAAGTGCTAGAAACCAAATGAATGCCATTAGGGGCATAAATGGTGTTAATTCAAACAATTCACCTTATAAATCATTGGCTTCACAGCTTTACTTCTTGAATACGGTTAATGATTCTGGATTCCTGAAGCCTTCCCGTTACATCATTGAATTTGAAAAACCTAAAGCATTGGCTAATGCAGAAAGAAATGCCAATAACAATAGTTCTTCAGGTGCTAACTTCAATATGGACGCTAAGAAAGTTGGCGTTCTTTGCCACACGGTTTCCATGCCACAGAAATCCATTATGTCGTATGAACAAAAGCAAAGAGGAACAATTTATAAAGCGCCGTATACCGTTTCCTTTGACCCGTTAATGTGCATGTTCTATTGCGATGGCGATATGGAAGCGAGAAGATTCTTTGAAAACTGGGCTTCATTGGTTATCAATGCTGATAGCAACGTAGTAGCTTATTACGATGACATTATTGCGAACATTTGGGTTTCTATTCTGGATAACGAAAACAATGTCAGGTATAGAGTTCGTTATAAAGAAGTTTATCCGCTGTCGGTATCGCCCCTTGAGCTTTCTTACACTATGCAAAACACGGTATTGAATTGCACAGTAAACTTTTCCTATAAGTACTTTGAGGTTGAACAATGAAAGAAGACGTAAACGTAACTTCCCAAATGGCAGGTGTTGACGAGCCCCTTAAGAAAAAGCCCCAGAAAAGGCTTGATGAAGATTCGTATATCAACTATCTTGAACACTACTTCACTTATCAGGACAATAATCCTGAAGAAGTTGAAGTCATTTATGACCCTGAAAATGGCGCTATTGCTTTAATTACAGCTAATAAAAGCATCAGAAACATGATTCTTAATGATGCTGGCGAGAATCCTGATATTCAAACTGTTGAAGAAGATTTCTTGGTTGATGGCGATGAAGATTTGCCTAATATTGTTCAGGATGAAGAAGACTACGACGATGAAGACCCAAAAACACCAGCTTATGATGAAGATGAATTAGATGGCATTGTTGGCGCTTACGCCATTTATCTCTATCCAAAACCAGAAGAAGCTATTCTTGGCGCTATGATTATGAAAAGTCATGATGAATCAATGGCTTATGATGCGTCATTGCTTACTGATGATAAAGAACTGGTTGAAGTAATAAGAAAAATTAGAATAAATTCAAAGGGTAAGCGAATCATCAAGTACAAATGCCAGAAAGGCTATAAGTGGAACGGTAAATCCTGTCAGCCTATTGGCGGAACAGAAAGAAACCGCCGCAGAATGGCTATTAAGAAAGCTGTAAGAACCAAGAAAGCTAAAGGCGGGTCTTATTACAAGAGAATCGCTAGAAAGCGTAATAAAGCACGGCGTTTCCGTAAAGCACAGGGGCTTCGCTAATGGGAGTTCTTGATAAAGGTTTAAGCCGTGAGTTAAAGATTGATGAACACTATAGCGATTTGGATATGGCTTTTGGTATTCATCCTTTAACTGGCGATGTAAAGCATGTAAAAGGTAGGAAAGCTGTTGTTCAATCTGTAAAGCGTTTAGTGCTGATGAACAAATGGAGTGTTCCTTTTCATCCAGAAATTAACTGCGGTGTTGAGAATCAACTTTTTGAAACCATGGGCGCTATTCATGTTTCAGCTTTCCAGAACCAGATTACTGAAATCCTGCAAACTTATGAGCCAAGAATAAAACTTGAGAAAGTTGATTGTAAGGTTAAGGATTCTGGTCAAAGCCTTGAAATCAATATTACCTTTGAAATTATTGCTTTGGGCGAGACTGTAACGACTACTTTGGTGATGAAACGGGAACGCTAGTAAATGAATAAAGAAAAGCCGCCATATTTCAGGCGGCTTTCTTTTGCTTTTAAATGGCTTTATTCAGTGCTATCAGTAGCAGTAAACTGTACTTTCTTAGCACGTTCCCAATACTTAATACGTTCTTGAAGCCCATTGTAACCACCATTGATGGCTTTTGTCATGGCTTTGAAGTTATCAAGGGTGGGTTCATAAGTGTACTTTTCAAGGTTTCTTGAAGCGTAATACCAGAAAGCTGATTTAACTGCCCATTCAGGCTGTTCAAGCAGTTCTGGATGTCTTACAAGGTCAAGCCCTAATGCTTTACCGCAAGCCGTATAGTTCGCTTTGCCTGTGATTTGAATCAAACCACGCCCTTTGTATAATTGCCCATCGCCATCTGCTTGCGGAGTATTACCCAAGGCAACAGCTAAACGACCAGTATCATAAGCAGCACCAGAAGCCAGTTCTTTGGTATAACGAAACTCACCAGATTCAACAGCAAGCTGGGCAATGAACATACGGAAAGCCGTAATGTTCATACCGAACGAAACAATAGCTTCGTTTATATAAGGCAGAAAAGTATCAATACGATTCTTCGCATTGGGCATGATTTGTTGTAAATGTTCTCTTGTAACAAACATTATTCGAACTCCTGAACTTGGGTGAAGCCACTGAACGCGGGCAACGTCTTCATAGTGTCTTCGGTTATGAAAAATGTAACAGAACCAGTTAAAGGAACATTTATGAATACCCTGTCGCTGTGGACGTTGATATAACCCTTATTGTCTATATGAATCGCTGCGAAAAAAGGATTGCCGTTAAAACTTGCCGATGCGGCAATACTAGCAAAGCCAAGTTTTCCAAAGGCAATCCTGAAGTTGTTGGGAACGCCAAGACCTGATGATTCGCTAAGGCGACCAGTAGCAGAGGGAGTAGCTTTGACTTGCACGACGGCTACATTTTTGTTGACAATTAAACGCATATAACCTTTGCCCTTTTTCATGGATGCTGGCAACCGTTCATCCTGCATGACAAATTTCAAGATTTCAGATTTTCCACCAGCAGCTTCCAGCTTTGTAACTTTGCTTTCTAGTGTAGTAATTTTCTCTGAAGCGGTTTTAAGGGCATCTTTGATACCCTTAATAGTAGAGCCTACTTCCCGCATCAATTTTTTAAGATGTTCAGTAATAGTCATTTAGAAATGCCTTTAGGTTTATTGAATGAAAAGTTCTTGGATTTTCTTACGGGGAAGACGTTTCTGTCAGTTCTTCGCTTCCTCTGCCTTCAGCACCTTCACTTCCAGCTTTCGGAGGTTTGGGCTTGCCGCCTTGTTCTTCAGTTTGTCCTGCGGCTTTACCGCCAGTTTCTTGTTTACCGCCGCCAGCAGCTTTACCACTAGACTTGCCTTCAGAAGAAGGAGTGGATGGTAATACAGCAGTAGCATGGTCAATTTCAAAAGGGAAAGAAACCAGAAGTTCGCCAGTTTTCTTGTTATGAATGCCATCTTTCTTGGCTTCAATTTCATATTGCTTGAGCCAATGGGCGGTTTTCATGTAAGCAGTTACGTCAAGTTTTTGTGTCATGTTAATAAGTTCCAATTTATTGCAATAAAAAGTTTGCCTTTATTTATCAAGAAGATAATATATTCAATAATAACACTATCCTATTGATTTTCAAATGATTAAATTCCCTGTGCCCGACACGCCTGAAATTGAGGCAATGAAACAAGATAATTGCTACAACAGCATTCCAGCGTTAAAGGCTGCTGGTGTAGAATTGCCCCTTACTGAAGAACAAGTAAATGAAATCAGAAAATGCCAGAATGATTTTCTTTACTTCGTGAAGAACTATGTTGTTATTAACACCTTGGATAAAGGACAACAAATCTTTGAACTGTTCCCTTTCCAAGAAGAACTGATAATGAACTTCAGGAAGAACAGATTTAACATTGCTATGCTTCCTAGGCAAATGGGTAAATCCGCCTGTTCAATGGCTTATATTCTTTGGAAAAGCATCTTCACGCCAGACTACACAACAGCAATATTGGCGCATAAGGAAACTGGCGCTAAGGAAGTATTAGACAGATTCAAAGTGGCTTTTATGGCGTTGCCGTGGTATATGAAGCCCGGTGTTGCTGTTTGGAACATGAAAAGTATTGTCTTATCGCTTGGCGGGAATGGCACTAAAGTTTTTGCCGCGCCATGTACAGTTGACGCCATTATCGGTAAATCCTGTAACTGTGTTTACATTGACGAAGCTGCACACATTGACAATTTCCCTGAATTCTTTGGTAGGTCATTTCCTACTTTGTCTTCAGGCAAGACTTCACAAATGATTATTACCTCAACACCAAAAGGCATGAATTACTTTTGGAAGCTATATACGGAAGCAGAACAAGGCGTGAATGGTTTTGTTCCATTCTTTGCGCCATGGTATCTAAGACCTGATAGGGATGAAGAATGGTATGAAACCCAGAAGAAGGCAATGACTGACCAAGAGTTCAACCAAGAATACTTGTGTGAGTTCTTGGGTTCTTCTGCTACATTGGTTAATGGTGAAAAACTGAAAAGCCTGTCATGGCTACAGCCATTAAGAACTGTTAATAATCTTGCCATTTATAAAGAAAGCGAAGAAGGCAAAAAGTATGTTGTAAGTGTTGATGTTTCTGAAGGTTTGTCGCAAGATTATTCCATAGCCACAGTTATTGATATAAGTGGTGATGTTTATGAACAGGTTGCTGTTTACAGGGACAATCACATCCTGCCGGAGAACTTGGCTGAAGTGGTTTATGCAATCGCTACCAAGTACAACAATGCTTACGTTATTATTGAAAACAACTCCATTGGTAGGATTGTTTGTAATGCCTTGTATTACGACATGGATTATGAATACATGCTTACTTCAAACGTTAGAAATGATGACGTGAAAGAAGGCTATACCAAGTTCAGTATTGGGCTTAGACAAACCCCACGTACAAAAAGCACTGGCTGTGCTATTCTAAAAGCTCTTATTGAATCAGATTCCTTCATTCTGAATGACGCTGATACGATTACAGAACTGTTTTCCTTTACCAAACAGAAAACCAGTTATCAGGCTGATAATGGCAAGACTGATGATTGTGTCATGACTTTAGTAAACTTTGCATGGCTTACGAAAACAGACTACTTCAGGGAAGTTAAACAGGTTTCTGATAACTCTATCAGAAGGGGCTTAATGCCAGATGACCATATTCCCTTTGGTATTCTTCATGTTTCAGCTACGGATGGCTACAGTAGTGGTGAAGGCTTGTTTATAAATGGCGTTGGCAATGTTGATGTTATTGAAAAGCCACCTTTTGCATGGTGAAAAAGAAGCCCTCTATATGAGGGCTTTATCATTTGAGATGCTACAGTAATGAATTTACTAAAATGGATTGAAAACTGTAGAATAAGTCTAGGGCAAACCATATAAGAATGGCTTGGTTGTGCCATTCTTCATTTTGAGACGAATTAGTAATCAGTTCTTGCTAATAAAGCGCTGAAGATTCTGTTCTACAGCTTTCATTTCTTCAATAAGGCGGGGCTTAACCTTCCACGCATGGCTCATATTAGATGCTTCTCGGTAATAATCATCACATTCCAGAAGGAAACTTTGCGGCACTTCGTAGGCTTCAGCCAGCTTGGAATTACAGACAGCTAAAACTTCAATCAAGTTCTCTTGGCGCAGTTGGACGCGGAATGAAGACATTTCTGGCTGTGTTGGAACGATGTGTTCGTCCTTATTAGAAGCCACATAAAAGAGTACAGCGAAAGCCCCTAGTACAACAGCGCCAATGCTAATAGCCGCCTTCTTGTTGTCTTTTACCTTGCTAATAAGGGTTTCTTTAGCTTCACGAAAAAGTTCTGTGTTCATATAAACCTCACTTGTTTGTTTAGAAGATGCGGCTATTCTAGCCATCACCTAGAACTTTTCAATGACGCTTAGTTAATCTTAACAAAAGCCACACAAAGCGAAAGCCCATGTCAGACAAGGAGCAATCCTAACATGGGCTTTCTAGTGGCGGGGAAGAAAAGGAGAGAAACTTCACTCCGCCGTAGTATTTATGAAGATTTCATTCAGTTGTTCTTCACTCCAAGAAGAAATGTCTTCGTGAATGCGGTAAGTGCAGTCATCACGGTTCACTTCAACGATACTGGGAACAACTGTACAGCCAAGCAATCTAGCAAGTGTTTTGTTTTCATCATCACAAGTATCAAGTTTCAGAATTTCCAAAGGAAAACTGTTAGTAATGAATGAATCCATAACTGGCGCTAACTTATCGCAATAAGGGCAGCCATGTGAACGGGTGAAGTAAATGAGATTTGGTAATGCCATAGTAATCCTTCCTTTTAGTAAGTTTAACGTTTTGAGTTGAGTTTGAATTTTTCGTAACCTTCGAGCTTTGAAATGCCAGATGAAGCTCTATGTAAGGGTTCTCCTTTACGCAGCTTTGCTTTCCGGTATTCTTCTTCATCACCGAAGATTTCCTTAGCTATTCTAGCCCAACCCTTATCTTTATCCCATTGCACATGGTTAATGCCATAAGGGCGGGGATTGTTCTCATAGCCAATAATCTCAAACCAGCCTGTTTTGCCATCAGCGCCATAAGCCATCATCTTGATTTCTGAAGTAAGAGGATTTACCATTTTCAGAACATCATGGGAAACCCTGTAGAAGTCCCAGCCTTTACGTTGCCATCGTTTAATCTCAACAGCAACTTTAGGTGGTATTTGGTCTTCTAACTGATACTTAGCTGATGAAATGTATTCCAAGAAAAGTTCTTTAAGGTTCATGTCAGCACCTTGTTTATCATGCTGTCAACATAATTGGCAAAGCCTGTGTTTGGCTTACCGGCATCACGTTCTCTTTTATCTTTTCGGTAGATGCCATAACCACTAGCGGCAGCAATCACAGCAAACCAAAGCAGTTTCATCGTGCCAACCAAGAAGAACTTAACCCAACGCTTTTCTTTAGCGCTGTAAACATCAACACTTGAATCTTTTTCAAAATTACGGTAGTCGATGTAAATCATTTGCTTTTCGTTGGGCATAGTTCTTGTAAGTTCGATAAGTCCATCATTAGATTTGCCAACCTTGAAGCCTTCCCTTAAGAATACAGAAATCAAGTCTTGAACTTTCTGTGGAAGGCTAATGTCTTTCAAAGCCGCACTAGCATTAGCCGGAACAGCTTTAGCTGGAATGCGTAGTTCATTGGCTTCTTTCATATCCTGTTTAGGCGGCTTCTTGTCTTTTACTTCACCACCAACAATCTTCTTGATAATGGGTGCGTTGTCTTTAAGCAGTTTATCAACTTCAACTTCTTCGAATAAGTCCTTAATCATTGTTTACCTGCCTTTTAACTCAACATCGCCACAGCAGCGGCTAGCCCTAAACCAACAGCTACTTTCTTGCCAATACCCAAATCACTAAAGGAATTTCTGTTAGCGATTTCTTTCACTTTATTCATGATTCTGGCAACACTTTGTCCGCCATCATTCTTTAGTTCAAAAGGAAAGTTATGCTTGTAGTTGTAGGGGTAGTACATCAACAAAAAGTTGGCGTTATAAGCAAACAAATGCAAATTGCTTTTAATTTCACAGCCAAACAAGAATGGTCTGGCAAGTGATGGTCTGTTTCTCAATGTGTTAATCCGCACATCATTGTTATCAGCAGTTTGCCGAAGAACAGCAATAAGTTTCTTTAAAGCATCGCCAGCAGGCAAATTGTAGTTGTCAATAAGCTCTTGCCACTTAGGGGAAAGAGCATTCATGTACTTGAAATGAATATCTTGGGGCTTGTCATGAACGTTATAGCGAATATCGCCATAACGCTTCAAGCCAAATTCAGGATTGTAGGCTTCATAGAAGATTTCTTTTAGCATTTATTTGCCTCCGCCTACTCTTGTTAAACCTTGACGAGCAACTTGCTGTCTAGCAACTTCTTGTGAGTATTGCTTAACAATCGTATCTTTCTGAATCTTGTTAATACGGTCAAGGCGTTGTGAAAGCGCATTAGCATGGGCTTCTTGTTCGTCTTTATCAGCCTTATCACGTTCTTGTTGCAGTCTAAGGCTTTCATCCCGAAGCATGGCTTCAGCAGCATCCACTTCTTTGATAATCTTGGAAGACAAATCGAATTTTTGGCTTAAGTTATCCAAGTTATTCATCCACAAACGCTTCTTCGTTTGCAGCTTAACGGTAATGTCAGAGTAAATGTTAAGAATGGCGTTGTAGGTTTCAGAAACATAGTCCACCACCAAGAACCACAAACGAATCATATCGTTTTGATAATTCAATGCCCTTGCTGGAATCTTATAATCCCTACCCAAGAAAGCATTGTTGTTCATTCTTACACCATTTACTTGTTGCAAAGTGATGGTATCCAGAATAGCCAAGCCGCCATTTTCATCAACCCTTACTTCACAGCTTTGATGGTCAATAGTTAAACGAACGATAACATCCTTCCCAAAAGGATTTGGGACTTTAATGTAAATGTTCTTCTTGCCATCTGCTTTATAAGCCAAATGAATGTCTTTGGTTGAGCACAAATCCTTAACAACGTCTTTATACGCATCATAAACAACGTTTTGGGTTTCAGCGTTAATAGCTTGACGCCAAATCATTTTCCAGCCACCACGGTTTTTAACCATTTGGCTTGTGTATGATTGAATAACCATGCCAACAACATAGCCAACAATGCCGCCTACTAATCCAGCGCCAGAACCAATGCCAGCAACAGCGGTTAAAGCGGGAATGCCAAATTTCTTGATAGCTTTAGCAACAAGAATACCTACTTTAGTGATTACATTGGAATTGTAGGCTTCGTTTAATGCTTGGTTGGCGGCGCAAGATTCCAAAACTAAATGATAAGTTTTCTTTTCATCTTCATCAAGAGACAAGTAAGCCTTTTCGGTGTCCTGAACAGCTTCTAAAAGGGCTTTTTCTTCTTCAGTTAAATCCTTTTCGGCAAGCCATTCTTTATAACCTTTACCACCGCTTTCTTCTAAACGCCATTCTTGAACTTGCGTGTTAATGTTGGCTTCAGTTAAATCTTCTTTGTTGTTAGCATTACGCCATTCAGAGAACAAAGTGATGCTTTTAACAACGCTTTCAAGTACAGTGTTATCAATTTTGTTGGCAGCTTCGTTAATCTTATCGGGCGCTTTGTTTTTGTTCAGCCATTCAGAGAATGACTTTTGTTTGAGTTCAGTCATTTTAGGAAATCCTAGTTCTTTGATATATCAATGGCTATTTTAAAATTGCTAAAATTACTATTAGTAACAAATTCAAAGGCTTCTAAAAGATGGCTGGCTTTAAAAGAACTGTAAAAGACATGAACCCGGATTGGTTCATTACGTTTGATGGCGATACTTTCATCCTGCAACCGCCAATATTCACTTCAAACATTGTTATTGATGAAATGGGTAATACAGCAGGTTTAATGCACGATGAATCCAATGATTTCAAAGGCTATGCGGCTGGCACTAGGTCTCATGTTGAACTAGAACAAACAGACCAATATTCCTGCCGTTGGGGTTATAACTTGTGCAATCCTGATGCAATCAGAATGGGTGTTTCCAAAGCGCCCGCTTCTTACATTGAAGTTCCCTTACCGGATATTTCAGGATTTATCAGAAGTGATGAGCTTACACTAATTTGGCTCATGAAGAAAGACAGATTCCCTAAGAATCAGGATGTTTTCGTTGATAGAGCCGGTGCTTATCAAACCCTAGAAGAAACCATCATCAGAGTAGGCAACCTTTTTGAAATAGGTGGCACTTATTCCTACAACTATTCATCTGGCAAAATCCGCTTCTTTTATGATAAATTGGACACGCCACTTGGCGAAGTTTCAATGAACTCATCTGCTTTAGAGTGTCAGCCCGTAGAAACTCGTGGCAGGGCTTCTTTCTGTGTAGTTAGAATGAAAGGCTATCAGTTTGAGTTCTGGGTGGATGGGCAT